CTTTTACTCTGTCATTTATTACTAAAGCCATTTTAATTTTCTCCTATTAAGCCATACTTATAATTGCATCGCCAGGTGTGCTTGGATCAGGGAAAGAAATTTTAAATGTACCATTAGTACAAGTTTTACTTCCACCGAAATCTAACACCACACATAATTTATCTGATTTATCATCATTATAAATTGTTCCAAAAGCTGCTGTAATAGTAGCTGAAGTCCACGTCGAATCCGCAAAATCACAAGTAGCTACTGCACCTGTAGACACAACCGCATTACCAGTCAAAGCATTTCCGCCAGCGGTATAATTACTACCACCACCCGAACTTTGCTCATTAGTTACTACATAAACAGTACTAGATGTGTTGTAAGGATTTGAAGTGTACAAAGCTATTTTAAAACTATCGCCACCAGAAGCAAAATCATGTGTTCCTGAGAATAATTCTCCACGGAATGCATAAGGTATTACGTTTGCCATATTTTTTTATCTCCTTAATAAGTTGATGGTGATTCAGATTTAATTGGAAGACGAATAACCCCATCTTGATATTCGTTTCTGCGTCTACGACCCATTTGTTCAGTCGCGTACGTTTCTAATGCTTCTTTATAAGCCTTATCGTAGTATTGTAACATATCCATCGGTCCTTTCAAGTACCCATATGCATTTACTAGACATGCGTATAAAAGAAGGTCTGGATACTTATTGGACATATATGTCCCAGTTGCAGACTTGGTTGCATCTGTTAAACTTGTTGGTTCTTTATTATAAGCTAAAGTAATTGCGTAAGCAGTATCAGGAGTAGGTGCCACCACCCAGTTATCTTCATCCCAATTAGCGTAATATTTAGGGATATTAGTTGAAGAAGAACTTGGTGTTGAATAGTATTCAGCCATAAAACTAGGATCTCTTTGTTCTAAATACACCTGATCTCCATCATCATTGGTTAATTGAACATATCTAATTACCCTTAAATCTGAAGGAATAGACACATATCTATTTCCAATAATACAGGTTGATGTAGCATAGAATCGTTCTAAATCAGCATCAAAAGCTCTATAAATTCTACTCTCAGCATTTATTATAAATTTACTTAAAACGCTGGAACTGAAAACAGAACTATCTACTTCTGTGTAGTTTTTAATATCGTCTTCTAAATTTGTTAATGTGTATGTTATTCCTGCTGGCATATTATTGTGGTCCTATCGCTTTTAAAGTTACTGGTCCCGAAGATACATTATACCCTCCACCACTAATTTGTCCAGTAGTAGCTGTTCCTCCGCTACTAAAATAAAACCAGTTAGCTGGGGTTTGTAATAGTCTTACGGTTGCTCCTGTATTATGGGTAGCTGCTGTAGATCCAAAAGCTCCACGAGTAACTCCTGTTAAAGTGTGTGTACTAACTCCAGTATAACTAATAATCTCATTATCTACTAAAATCCCCCATGTAGGTGTTCCATTAGGATTTGTAATTGTAGGTTCTATTACACCAGTTGATACTCCAGTAAAATTTGTACCACTAGTTAAAACTATAGTAGTTGTAGAAGCATCTAATGCTCCATTTAAAGTTGTTGTAGTAGAAGTATATTTACCAGGATAAATTGTAAATCCTGCAGCTTTACAAATAGTGGCTCCAGTAATTCCATCGATGTTTGCAATATTACTAAACTGTGGATCAGTAGAAGCAGCCGAACTAGTTGTTGGAGATCCTCTAAATCTTATTGTGTCTCCATAACTTCTTTGATGATCTACCGAATATGTATTTATAATTCCTGAAGCCGCAGCGAAAGTAGTTAAAGGATTAAAATCTAAAAATCTTAATGATTCAGGGGAAGGTTGTTGAGGTCTTGTTTTTGGTAAAGCGGTTGGATCAGCTGCACTTGGTTTAGGGTCTAATTGTGGTTGTTTAGATTCGAACTCAGAATAATGTACAAACAATCCATTCCATTGTGTAACCATTTCATTCCATGGAAATGATTGACCACTAATGTCTGATACTGCTAATGCAAATTTTCCTTGTGCATATCTTGCCATAATTAAACACTTGGATAGTAAGTCTTAGGTGTAACATACGTACTGTTACTAGACCCATCCGCTGCCTCCGCTCTTAAGATTTCATCTTCATAAAGTAATTTTAAATTTTGTGTTCTTTCAGGATTGTATTTCATACTAATATAGTATGCTAAACCTGCACACATACATGGAATATAATAATAAGGAACGTCAGCTGCATTTGTATATGCACCTGCATCGTCTATTCTACTCATGTAGTAAAATTGAACTCTATCTCCAGCCTGACTTGAACTTGGAGTTGTATATAAAGTGATTGTAACTTTATCTATAAATCTTTGAACCCAATACTGCGAAGGTTGTCCTTGAGCTAATTTATTTGATAAAGAAGAATAAGTTGATCTTGAAATTTTTGTTAGGGGACTATCTGATTGACTAGTTGTACCTGCACTGCTTCTATAGGATGCTTCAAAAACATCGTCCGTACCATACAAAGCTGCACCTGCACTATTTAATAAAGTTGAAGTTCCGTCTGCGCTAGATCTATAACCAATATATTCATTGGTTCCAGCCACAAGAGTTAAATATCCATCTCCAATTTCCCAGAGATGAATTCCTCTGTTAGCCCACTCTTGAAACATTATATTTAAAGAGCGTCTAGCTGTTTTTAACTGGTAACCAGCAACTCCTCTAATACCACATCTCTCAAAGGCTTCCTCAATAATATCGTCAATTGCGAACGTCTTCCCGAAAGTTGCTGTTCCGGATGTAGTGTTAGCCATTTACTCTCCTTATGATTGCCAGACAATAGTTACAGAATCACAATTAGTTGTTAAATCAACATAAACTCCATCTGGACATAAAATTCCATTTTGTGGAATGTATGTGTCAAGACAATCAGATCCAGCTGCACTTCCAAATTTAGCTTGGTACACAATATTAGCTCCCACTACTGCTGTGCCATTATAAATTTTTATAAGACCACCTGCTCCACTTGGATTAGCTTGAACAGCTTTTATTCTTGTTCGAGCAAGATAACTTCCACTACCCGTGTAAGTTTCTAATTTTCCCGAAGTCGTTCTTGTTGACGATTTAACATCAGTTGCATCGAATGCCATAGTTTTCTCCTTAAAAAGTGCTCCCGAAGGAGCACCTAATTAGTTATTAGCTTAAGTTATTATTTTGTTGATACAAAATAGTAGCTCTAATTTCACCAGCACTTGTAGCACCAGTACTCGTCCACGTCAGTTTGATGTCTGCAGTTCCTGTATCAGCCCAAGCCAATGCACCACCAGCTTCTGTTGTTGGATATGCTCGTCCAACTCCTGAAGCGATTGTAACTGAATATGAGTTAAGCAAAGAGGTGTTCCCACCAACTGTATCTCCAATACTGAAAACACATGTAGCACCAGCCATTACTGTAGGCTTGTCAAGTACTATATCAATGATTTGTGAGTTAGCTGGAATAACGACAGTAGTTGTATTTGCAGCAGAAGCTCCACTCGCAAGAGTAGTGCCTGTTGAAAACGTTTGTGCCATTACCACTTGTCCTGTGTTTTTAATATTTGAACCAAGTGTAGTTCCAGTTGTGTTTGAAATCGTTCCCGCTTTTCGTCGACTATACGCGTCTAGATCTAATTAAATAATTGTATAGTGATTAGTTTATATAGTAGATTTATATGGAGTGCAAGAGATCCTACGGGAAATGTACGATTTCAGCGATGTGGCGTTTATTTAAGTAGCCACAGAAACTTGGGGGGCAGAACTCCTGATTTTATTTTCTCTATCAGAAATTTTAGATTCTTCGAGTTTGATCTCAGTAATAATACCTTTAATTGCATTATCAATTTCGACCATGTCCAGAGTATATTTTCCACTTTGTTCATACTCAGACTGCCACCTCAACTCCAAGGACCGTTTTTGTTTGTACAGGTCTTGTAACACTAACAACCTCCTCATAGGTTATTCGGTTTAACGGGGCATACATTCCCGTTGATTCCCATTTTATAGTCTTTTCTCCTAGTTTGTCAAGGATTGATTGCTCAATTGACGGAGCATTATCTTCAGCCCATACTTCAAAAGAAGCATAGTGATCGTAAGCCCATATTTTTACTAGGAAATTTTTCATATATTCACCCTTATAAATAAAAAAGGGGCCGTTTTGAGGCGGCCCCTTAGTTTTGTTAATGATTAAGCACCTTCAACACCGTAGATACCTCTAGGGTCTGATACTCCAAATGAGTATCTTTCTCTAGCTTTGTATCTTACGTTTCCTGTTGAGAAGTCACCTTCCATTTTAGTTTGGATAGGTAGTCTCTCAAAGTACTTCATACCATTAGGCACGTCAGTGATAATGTACCAAGAATCAGTATCTGTTAGATAGTGATTTACTCTGTAACCTTCAGGAACCATTCCCATAGATTTCATAGCATTGATATCGTTATCAGCTGTACCAACTCTACCTTGAGATTTTAACAATCTCTCAGCGTTGAATTGGTTTTCAGAAGGAACGATCATTTTCATTCCTCTAGCTGCGATTTTAAGACCTCTTTCATCAGTCATTGCAGCAATGTCGATCATTGCTTGCTCTAACGATGTTTCGTTAAGGTCCGCCTGTGTAGTAAGCGTGTTTGAAAAAGTTCCAGCGATCGTCGGGTGTGCTGTATTGAACAAAGAAACTGCATCACCAGAATCAAAGTTATCCGTAGTCGGTAAACCTTGGTTTAGTGGGTTAGCTGCTTTGATCTGTTTAGCATTCGACATAGATCTCGCTAGCGCTTTTGTATAACGAGACGAAAGTCTGTCATACAGGTTGTCTTCCATAGCTTCTTCAGTTAAAGCAAATGCAAGTGCCACTGTTTCATTAGTGTATCTTGCAGTAAATGTTTCTTGTGCATTGTCGTAAGCAACTGCTGAACCCTCAGGTTTAACATATGCGTTCGCAAAGCCAGATAACATTACTTCTTCTTCAAAAGCTCTGTCAGAAGTCTCAGTAGCGTAAATTTCTTTATGCTCCTGGTCGTATCTTTTATATTCCAAGCCAAATAGTGCATTTAGACCTGGCTCTAGTTCTTTAACTAGTTGTTGTCGTGATATTGCCATAGTTTAATTACTCCTTATTAGGCTGCACCAGCAGTTCCTGATCCCAATAACGACTCATTTAGCATCACACGCCAGTTGACGTTTGCTGCAGTTATGTCATTATTTTTTGGATCACGGGAAAGGCCGATTATTTTTAATTGTCCAGTAGTTCCTTGAGTTCCGTCATCAAGTTCCATTGAACTTACTCCGTTTAAAGTAGATCCTCCTGTACCAACTATATCATAACATTTGAAAATGTCAGCTTGCGCTGAAGCACCTGCATTGTCTGATTGTACTTCGTACATTTGAGTGGGGCTGTCGTAAACGAAAGCCTCAATATCTTTACTTCCAGGAGGCGTTATGCTTCCAGGATAGTAATTTTTAAACGTAGGTTTTAGTGTTGTTGGGTCATTGTAGAAACATCCCCAGAAAGCTCCTAAGTTTAACTCTAGACCAGCTGTCTGTAAGTCTACATATCCTGTACCTGTAGCAGGTGAACCTGCTAAAGAACCTTGATATATAACACTCGCATCACCAGCGTCTATCCAATAAGAACTGAATCCAGTGGAATCATCTTGTTGACCAATTGTCTTTAACGGTCTTAGACCGAAAGCGGCATCTTGATTAGCCATTGTGTTTTCCTCCGTTGTGACCTGTCCTTGCGGACCTCCAGTCACGGTTAATTTAAATTCGTTGATTAGTATTTGTTAAAAAACTCTTACTTACCACCGAAAGATTTGCTAGAGCGGCTATCATAGCTGATAGGCATGCTCGGGTGCTGTTCCTTCAGTAAATCGTTTTTGACAGCATCGTCTCGTTCTTTAGCTTTTTCACTATAGTACTTCTGACGTGCTTCGGCGATCTCGTCTGGTATTCTGGCCAGCAACAGACCTCCAACTCCGATCACTCCCTTGTGTTTGCCATCTTGTACGACTGGATAACCTGTGTCTTTGTACTCTGAAGCCATAACTAATTCATATCCTGATCTTAATTTACCAGAAATATTTTTAGTGTCATCAAAGCCAAAACTTTCAGCTCTTATCCATCTGTGTCGAAAACCATCCGGCGCAGGTGGTGCATCTAAAGATGAGGGTGGTGTCCATTCAACAGGTCGCTTTGTAGCTTCCCTTGTCTCGGACGCGCGT